GGCGCCAGTAATAGTATCGTAGTTAAAACAAACCCCCATGCCTTCGTATAAAGCAGAAGAACCCGTGAACCATACCCAGCGACTCGTAGCCGAGAACATAGATCGCGGAGCATTAAGTGCATTCGATGTCATCTTTAACCTTTCTATTATTTAATTATCGAGCATTTTTATTGTTACGCTACGTAGTAAACAGCCTGTCTCCGAAGGTTTGTGCACACCATCTGTAAAGTGGCATCTAAGTCTACTCGTCTTACCGTGTGCTTGTTGGGCACCATATAGGGATCGGTGAGATTGTTCTCCCAACCACTTAGTACACCAACAGCAAACCATTGCCAATCAAGGCTATACACTGGATTGCTAGTATCGTCATCAAGTTTCGGAACGTACATAACTGGCGTTCCCTTGAATAGTGTAGCTCCACCCTTACTATCAAGATCGTTCCCAAGATTCATGTTCTGATCTTCGAGAAGTTCTTCCATATAACCAAGAACTGCATCGTTAGTATACTTGCCATTACGCATTGCACCAAGATCGGGTTGTGCATGAGAAACAGGCGAGCGAAACTTGGTCTTGCGGTCGCCACGACGCATCTTTCGGATAAGGTCTTCCTTGCTAACGGCAACATACGACGCAGACCAATTAGCCCAACGCTCCTGCCCCGTAGCAGTAGAATCAATACCTGCCCGGCCATCAGCAAATCCAGCCGGATTCTGCCCCTGAAAACTTCCAGTAGCACTATTGTACTTGAGAACCCAGTACGTTAATCCGTAAGGAGTCTTAGTATCAGTCGAATCAGCCGGTTTGCTGCTAAGGTATTCCTCAAGTTTTTCGTACAGACTAACCATCATAGCAACATATCGCGTCTGCACTAAATCAACAATTGCCTTTCCGCCACGCTGGAATGCAGGCTCTCGTTGATCATAAATATAATGAGCATTAACGTGACGAGGCTCAACTTCACCCTGAATCATAGTATCAGTAAGCGAAGTTCCGTCAGTCTCATACAGACCAACAGCTTGAGCACTATAATTATGATCTATCTGCGCTTGGAATTGCCACGGATGACCACCCTCAAATTTCTTTTGGCGACCCTTCCACATTTCTCGAACAAAAACATGATCAGACAAATCAGTCTGCAAATCAAGAAAAGCACCCTTCTTGATTAAATTCTCCTGCGTGAGCAGAACAGCGTCGTCGATTTCGCTGAAATTCAATCCTGCCATAATAAATACCCCCGTATTCTATGGCCGAAGACTCAACACTTATTACTTCTTGAAAAACTTCTCGTCTATCAATGCAGCAACTTCGTCATTAAGGTCTCCGGTTATTGTTTTTTTACTACCTTTACTAGGACGATTAATATGCTGTCCCTTCCGTTTTTCTAACAAAACTCGCGTCTTCTCAGTATTAATCTTTTCAATCTCCTTACCCAAGATTAATCTCATCGCTTGATCGAAGACTTCATCACGCGATGGTGCAGCTTTACCCGCGGCAGCATAGCCAGCAAGTAGTATTGCCATTTTCTCAGCGATTTCTTCACGTTTTCCAAATTGTGGACTTTGCTGATTTAATGACTTATATTTTCCTGAACCCAAAATTGGTTCATAATCTTTACCAAGTCCGATTATTTTATTATCAAACCAAGTTTCAATTTCCACTGCTTGTGCAGCGGCGGACCTTGCAGAAATTTCACCTTGCGCATTTTTCAAGTTAGATATTTCATCACGTTGAGACTGAATCTCTTTAACTAATGCGTTCAAAATTTTAACTGTTTCTGGATCGAAATCATCTGGATCAATCTTAGCTAAAACAGCTAACGTATCTTCTTCGTTATCTTGATTACTTACTTCATCTTTCTTTGGAATGCTACGTTCAGCCATTACGCACGCAGCAATAAGCGTCCTCTCATTTTGGAAAGCTGCAATATCTTCAACAGAAAAACCAAGATCAATTGCGCGACGAATTACCGAATCAGAGATTGTTTCTTCAGATTGACCAGTATCGACAGATTCGCTATCTTCTTTTTGCTGTTCATCCTCAGAAACTTCATCGTCATTTTTGGTGTCGCCTTCAGTTTCTTCTGATTCAAATTCGCTCTGATTGTCCTCTACGTCTTCAGTCTGTTCCTGATTCTCTTCCACTTCCTTTGTGTTAACATCTTCCTGATCGTCTTGATTATCGGCAGTCTCTTCCACATGGTCGTTAACTGCATTTTCAATCTCAGTTTTCTGTTCTTCAGATAATGGCATCTTCAACCTCTTCTTTTAATTGTAACTATTTTTATCGCACATTCCACGAATTTTCAATGCCTTCTCACGTTGTTTAGCACTTGTATAAATTGGATCTCCATCCTTGTTAACTTCGACATTCATTCCGCGTTGCTTATAAAAATCGCGTAACTCATTCGCTTGACTTGGCTGCACTCCACTCGCCACGCACGGGAGCATGGGCCATTTTCCGTGTCCACGTTTAACTGGAGTTTTAGTTCCCTTAACAAACGCATGTTGATATTCAAGCGACCTATTACGTTTAGCGATCTTTCCATCCACCTTAACGGACGCCGGGCACCCACCCATTGGAAACGCCCGCTCAATCACATCACCATCGTCAGTTTCAAAGACATACAGAGCCATAGCCCCCTCCCTATGTAGTATACCATACCCCCCAGAAAAGTCAACCTAAAACAGGCCAGAAGGCTTTCTCTGGCTATTCTTTTGATAATATTCAGGAACAACTTCTTGTATAGACGGCTTTGGCAATTTACCTTTTGGATACTTACTTTTATAGCGTAATTGCAATTCATGCAATCGTTGTTTATATAATTCATCTCTTTTAGATTCCGTCATTGCCCCACTCTTAGGCAGCGGCCTGCCCATACTTGCCATCCAATTGCCTGCACTAGAAAGTAACTTGATCAGCTCGTTCATTTATAATACTCCTGACTCTGCTGCTTGAGGATTATCACCAACCAACATTCGTTGCAAAATATCAGATTTACCAGAAGGCGTTGGACCCATACGTTGTCGCCCGTCTTGCTGTCTTGAACTCGAAACTCCTTTGACAATCTCTGACTCTTGTCCAGAACCCTCTAATTGTCCTGGCTCCAAAAAGAATACAATATCACGCAATTCATTAAAATCATTATACTTAGCAATCAAATCAAGGATTACTTGTATATCAATCTGACCGCCTTGCGCCCTAATTTCTGGAGCAAGCGGGAAGATATATCTCTCTAACAATATAGCAAGTTTTTGCATTTTAACAATAGGAGAATTATCTGTCATGCTATATACATCAACTCGCAAATCGTAATCCTCTATGCGCCCTTTACGCGCATCCTTATCCCATTGAACGGGGACTTTCAGTTCAGGATAACCTGGCACAGCTTTCTCCAGCATCCTAACTGTAACTGGATCATTCCATTCATAATAACACAAGTCCTCGAATACCTGCTCGATAGCATCAACAGTCTTATCTGCCATATCACGCAGTAAAGCAGAGGCAGACTGAGAAATTAATTTATCCTGCCCTAATGTTTCGCTTTGCGGAGCAAGGCCACCAAGCGCATCCACGTTACCAGCAAAATAAGACGAAAGTTCCTTTACTTGCAAATAAAATGCAAGAGTCTTTGCATCAATGCCACCAGCTTCCAATCGCTGTGGCTGTTGCCCACCATATCGAATGCCATCTCCGTCATTTGCTTTTTTGAATGCATTTACAGCATCTTCGTCATCTCCAGTAAAACCAAGAACACTCTTTTGAGAATCAGCTTGATCGGCAAGCTTACGAAATAAGGCGTTCCCAAGTTCATGCAAGTCCATCCATAAAGCGACATTAGAAACTGGCAAAAGATTGCCCGGAACATGACTATAAACCAACTTATGATATGGTCCATTTTTCGGGCCAGACCATTCAGTTTCCTTCACTATCTTCTTAGAATTTACAACATAAGTAACAATAAGTCCTTCGTCCGGAAGCCACACGTCTCTCGTATGTATACGAGGCTTGTACTCCATAAGGCTTCTAGAGACAGCAATACTTTCTGCTCTCTTTTGGCGACCGTCTCCAGGATGCGGTGAATTATAATCAGGCTTCAAATCTTCCTTTTCTCGCTTAGTTAATTCAGCCCACTTTTTTAAGCTCTCATATGTCGGCCAATAATCGTTTCCTTCAAACTGAATATCATTCATGTCTTTTGCTGACATATCAAGAAAATAGTCATCAATCGTCACAACATCAACAAACGGTTTCCCATATTCATGACCTAAGACTTCTTCTGTCGTTGAAAGCCCAACTTTCACAATTCCCATAGTAAACAATGCCTCAACAACCCATTGACGCAACGTCTCAGTTAAGTCGATTTCTTCTGGAATCTTATTTACTGCCAATTCTAAATTCGCTGCAACTGGTTGCAGTTCTCTATTCATAGTGGTAATCATAACCCTGGGCGCCCTAGCTGCAAGCGAACGTGTATAAATATCTACAGCCAATTTTAAGAAATTAACTGGAACACGCTTCTCTGGCCCATTGGTCGCATAATGTCTTCCAGTAAATTGTTTAATAGCCTTGATTCGCTCTCCTCTTATGAAGTCTAATTCTTTTTGAGAATCATCAATACTATCAAATAATCTCGTTTTGTTTTTCTCGCCCAAGTGCGTACTCATCGCCAACCTTCCCCAAGTTCTTTGTTAGTTTTCTTATTCTTAGCATCCCGCATCTTATTACGCCAAGCAAGAGATCCTATTGGAATCTCTGGCTTCTCTTCGATTTTTATAGTAGAACGCTTTTCGGAAATGCATTTCCACGCTAATGCATCGGCAGTCACTCGGTCGCCATGATTAGCACTCGCCCCAGACGGGTCCATTTTATTGATTGACTTAGCATGGGCGACGCTACCATTCTGCAAAAAGACGTATTCCAGTGTTTCTTCTAATGCTATCCTTGATCTGTTAATACAATGTCCATTCTCAACGGCAGCACGGTAATTGCCAAGTAAAGCATGTTTTGCTTCTCTCGTAGCAAAAAACCCAGGAATAGTCGTAACCTGTTTAGTGATTGATTCGTCACGTCTCTTATAATAAATATTCCAATATCCAAGATCAATCACCCTCGATCCAAATTGACGCCCTGGGCCTTGTGCATCCCAAATCAAAAACGGTTTTGTTGGTTTATTGGCTGCGAACCATCGCGCGATAGCCACAACTATTGAAGCGAAAGCTTCTGGTCTGATATACGGATCAGCATATTCAATAACTTTTTCATTTGTTTTTGTACTGAATCCAGATAAAACTGAATTAGAACTTCCGGTGCCACTGGCAATATCGGCACCAAATACAAGTCTATCGTCTATAGTGGGGTTATTATCTTTATCTAACAAACACCATAGTTTAATTTTTCCCTTTGGATGTTCAACAAATCTAATTGGCTCACCTGACGCTGCATCATACTCCATATTTCCTGTTATTGCAGGCGTCCTTGCATAATCTTTAATAGCAACCTGAATCTTGTCGCCATCAAAAAATTGGTATCCACTACCAATATAATCAATATCAAGTTCTTGCGCTATTTCGTATTGATTAATGCATCGTTCGCACTCAGCGTCATACCAAGGCGAACGGGTCTTACCGTCCAATATTGGTTCATGATCTATTGGATAGCCTTCTTTGTCAAGAATTGAAAGGCCACCTGTTTCTCCATCAGTCGTATATAGTCCTTTTGCCTTTTCTGGATGCAACGTCCAATGCAATCTTAATCGCCTAATGTCAGTTTCTCTTATGTAATAGAATGCGTTGTTTGTGCCGGCAGGAGTTGAGTTAAAGATTCTGCATGGTGTTGCATCTCTTGTAGATGATAAGACGCTAGCTCCCTGCTCCACTGCTGCAAACTCATCCAGCAATATTGCAGTCCGTCTATCACCCCTTGCAACCTTCCCAGTTGTTGATTCGCCGTCGATAACTGAGTCTGTTTCCGGGTTCTCAATGTGCATCTTCCTTCTGTGGATACTTGGATTATACCCTGTAGGCTTCAAGAATAGCGGAAGGTTTTCCAAAGCAAAATCAAGCTTCCAAAATAACGATTTTGGATTACCAGCAGAATCAACATAATCCTCAACACGCGAGACCATCAAGAAAGTTTGCCGTCTCTGGAATAACCAATACCAAAAAAACGCCATTACACAAAGCCATGACGCACCCATATCCCTAGACTTTTCTATGAGTAGGTCATAGTTATTAATCGCCGATAGAATCTGTATAAACGGCTGTTCCTGATATGGATAAAGAATGAATGGTATCTTAGTGATTGGTTTCTTACGAGGATCAAATGTCCATACGAATCCATTCATGAAGAATAATGGATCAAGTTGGCACACCCTGTATATAGCTGCACAATATGACTGATCCTCCATAACTTTTTTATACACTTCCTTGCGCCAGTACAAATTATGCAGTCGCTCAGTCGGAATCTTACTATAAAACGGGCAGCCGTCATCCATAATTATTAACTATCTAATTCAACATCATCCCACTCTATTGCTGCCAACGCAAGTGCAGCAACTTTAACCATACATTCCCTGAAGCTATACTTTTTAAGATCGAACGATTCAGGCATAGACCATCTACTCGCGTAATTTGCTATATATGATGTCCATAATCCTTCATTATTAAATCTATCATTCCATTTTCTTTCTTCTTGCTTTATTCTTTCTACTAAGATACAAGTTATTGCCTGTTCTCTTATTGACTGTTTTAATTCGTCCATTTTGCCTCTCCTGCCTACTTGAAACTCGTTAAAAAATTAGTGATTCTATTTAGTCTTTCTGCGTTATGTGCTTGGCACCAATGTGGCGACCATGCTGTACCGGCTGGATTTGTGCATCCGTTTTCAATGCACAGATCGCCAGTATGATATTTATCACTGTTGTATTCATGTTTTAGGTTTTCGTGTGGTTCCATTTTCCCCCTATCTAAGAAAACTAGGAAGATTATCAAGATACCTAATCTCATCAATCATAGCGCCAAGTTCTTCAATATTCTTTTGGCAGTCCCTCCGAAAAGTTGTGCTGTCCATAGCCTTGCTTTCGATTTGTGAAAACTTCGCAAAAAACTCCTTTGGCC